TATGGATAATTTGTTTTTTGATACGTTTTTCTTTTTTGTTCCTAATCGCCTTGTTTGGAATAATTGGCAAAAATTTTGTGGTGAGCAGTTGAATCCGGGAGATTCCACTTCTTTTCTTGTTCCGCAGCTTCCGGCCCCTGCTTCTACTGGATTTGCTGTTGGTTCTTTGTTTGATTATTTTGGTGTTCCTACTGGTGTTACTGGTTTCAATATTAATGCTTTGCATTCTCGTGCTTATAATCTTATCTGGAATCAGTGGTTTCGCGATGAAAATTTACAAAATTCTGTGCAGGTTGATTTGGGCGATGGCCCTGACAGTGCTGCTAATTATGTCCTTTTACGGCGTGGTAAGCGTCATGATTATTTTACTTCGTGTTTGCCTTGGCCTCAGAAGGGCACTGCTGTGACTTTGCCTTTGACTGGTAATGCGCCTATTAAGGCTACTCAGTCTGCGTCTGGTGTTACTCGTTATGTTTCTAACACTGGTGCTAATACTCAAGAGTTTATGACTACTTCGGGTTCTGATCACGTTGGTGATTTGTACGCCGACTTGTCTGTTGTGACGGCTTCTACTATTAATCAGTTGCGCCAAGCTGCTGCTACTCAACAGCTATATGAGCGTGATGCTCGTGGTGGTTCTCGTTATACTGAGATTGTTCTTTCTCATTTCCGCGTGCGTTCTCCTGACGCTCGTTTGCAGCGTGCTGAATATCTTGGTGGTGGTTCTACGCCCATTAATGTTAATCCTATTGCTCAGACTTCTGGCACTGGCCAGACTGGTCAGACTACGCCTCTTGGCAATTTGGCAGCTATGGCTACTGTTAAGGCTTCTCCTTCTCATGGTCATGGTTTTATTAAGTCTTTCACTGAACATGGCGTTATCATTGGTTTGGCTTCTGTTCGTGCTGATTTGAATTATCAGCAAGGCCTTAATAAGATGTGGTCGCGTCAGACTCGTTTGGATTATTTCTGGCCTGATCTTGCTTCTATTGGTGAACAGGCTGTTTTGTTACAGGAGATTTACACTGCGGGTAATGGTGCCTCCGGTGATACTACTGTCTTCGGCTATCAGGAGCGTTATGCTGAGTATCGTTATAAGCCTTCAAATATTACTGGTCAGTTCCGTTCTACTTACGCCACTCCTTTGGATTCTTGGCATCTTGCCCAGTACTTTTCCACGCCTCCTGCCCTTAATTCTACATTTATTGTGGATAACCCTCCTATTGCTCGTGTTATTGCGTACGCTGCCGTTGGATCCCAGTTCTTGCTGGATGCCTACTTTTCCCTTAAATGTGCTCGTCCCATGCCCGTATTTGGGGTACCCGGATTAACTCGTTTCTAAGGAGGGTTCATGACTATTGGTGATGCTGTGGGAGGTGCGCTTGTTTCTGGTGTTTCCTCCCTTACTGGTGGTATGCTTACAAATGATGCTGCCGCTGATAATGCCTATAATCAGATGGACTTTCAGGAGAGGATGTCGAGCACTGCTCATCAGCGTGAAGTTGCTGACTTGAAGGCTGCGGGTCTTAATCCTATTTTGTCTGCCAATTCTTCTGGTTCTTCTACTCCTTCGGGTGTTTCTGCTCCTGTAATTAATGCTCTTGGAAATGCTGCTGAAGCAGCTATTTCTAATTTTTCTGCTTTGCAGGGATCGCGTCAGGCTGAAGCGCAAATGGATGCTCTAAAAACGCAGTCTAATCTTAATTCTGCCTTGACCGCTAAGGCTGCTGCTGATACTACTACGGCTCTTGCTAATGCAAGGAATGTTGATGCTGATACCGCTAATAAGGTTGCTGATTTGCCGACTCATCAGGGTGCCGCTGCTATTGGGCAGGTTGGTTCTGCTGTTGAACGTGCTGCCCTTCCTTTTGTTAATTCGGCGGTTGATGCCACTCATTCTATTTATGATAAGTTGGATGATGTTATATCTTCTATTCGTGTAAATTCTGGCAAGGCTTTAGATGCCGCTTCTTCTTGGTATCATAAAACTTTTGATCATTCTCCTGTAGTTCATAAGGATTATTCTCATCCTAAGGATTCTTCCGGTATTTCCATTTCTGGGAATGCTCCACCTGTTCAATAAGGAGGTACTATGTCTAAGCTTTTGGTTGCCCTTCGTTCTGAGTTTGACGGTTTAAACCGTCAATTTTCTGATTCCACGGCTCTTGATTGTTCTTGTGAGCCTTCTCTTACGCAGCAATGTTTTGCCGATGAATGTGATATTAATCAGATTGTGGCAAGGTATGTTAAGACCGAGGTTATGAATGTGCGAAGCGATTATTTATCTGGTCGTTTTGTCGATCTTGCCTCTATGCCTGATTATAAGGAGGCTTGTAACATTGTCATTGCTGCTAATGAAGCTTTTCAGAAGCTTCCTGCGGATTTGCGTAAGCGTTTTGATAATGATCCGTCTGAGTTTTTGGATTTCGTTTCTGATCCCTCGAACGTTGATAAGTTCGAGGAATATGGTTTGAAGGAGCCTAAGGCTCCTGTAGAGCCGCCGAAGGCGGCTCCTGAGGCCCCGTCTGGGGCCGTATGAGGAACATCTTTCCGCCGCGGGGTGCCCCATCACACCCGAGTGCGGCGGAAAGATTTGCCCCGCAAGGGGCACCGCCGCAGGCGGGTGACGACCTAGCACAGTTGCCCTACTTGTTCTTAACTGTGCTAGGTGACAGCTTAACCATGACAAGGAGCTCTTCTATGAAGAAAAGGCACAAGATTCCGTTACATTCCTCTAAAAAGCACTTCACGCGGCATGCTTTGCATGTTCATCCAAAGAACTTCTTACATAGTTCTTTGCCTATGCGCGGCGGTATTCGGCTTTGAGTTATGACTTGTTATCATCCTTTAAAGGGTTTTAAGGATGATGTAACCGGTGCCTTTACCCTTAAGCAATGGGGTCCAAAGGGGGAAAATCGCCCCCTTTCGGTTCCTTGTGGTCAGTGTGTTGGCTGTCGGTTGGAACGCAGTCGCCAATGGGCGGTGCGTTGTATGCATGAAGCTTCTCTTCATGATGATAATTGTTTCATTACTTTGACTTATGACAACGAGCATCTTCGCGATGATCGTTCTTTGTTTTATCCGCATTTTCAAGGATTTATGAAGCGTTTGCGCGCTAGATGTGGTGTTAAAGTTCGTTTTTATATGTGTGGTGAGTATGGTGAGCAGTTCGGCCGTCCACACTATCATGCTCTTATTTTTGGATTTGATTTTCCGGATAAGTATAAATGGGCTGTTCGTAATGGTAGTCAGTCATTTCGTTCGCCTCTTTTGGAGGAATTGTGGCCTTATGGCAATTCTGAGATTGGTACTGTTAACTTTAAGTCTTCTGCTTATGTCGCTCGTTATATTATGAAAAAGATTACTGGTAAGGCTGCTGATGAGCATTATTTTAATCCTGATAATGGTACTTTTCGTGAGCCTGAATTTAATCGCATGTCGTTAAAGCCCGGTATTGCTGCCGGATGGTTTGAGAAGTTTTCTTCTGACGTTTTTCCTAATGATTACGTTGTTGTTAATGGTCGCAAGTGTCGGCCTCCTCGTTATTATGATGTTCTTTATAGTCGTATTGATCCTTTGGAGTTTGAGCAAATGAAATTTGATCGGGAGTTACAGGCTGAAAAATATATTGACGATAACACGGTTGATAGGTTATTAGTTAAGGAGAAGATTGCTTATGATAAGCTTTCTCGTCTTCCTCGTTCTCTTGATGATTAAGGAGGTACTATGTTAAAGTGTTACTCTGTTTTGGATGTGAAGGCTTGTGCCTTTTCTCCTCCTATGTGCCATCCTAACAATGGCACTGCTATTCGCTCTTTCTCGGCTGCTGCTCGTAATCCTGAGTTTGAGTTTAATAAGTTCCCTGAGGACTTTGTTTTGTATGAGATCGGTGCTTTTGATCCTGACATTGGTTTTATATCTTCTTTGGATAAGCCTTTGCCTTTGTGTAAGGCTCTTGATTTTATTGAGGGAGGTTCGAAATGACTGTTGTAAACAAGCCTTTGGCTGATTCTCTTCGCGCTGTTTCTCAGCGCAATGATCATCGTCGGCGCTCTGAATACATTCGACTTCTCGAGCAGTTGGAGTTTTGTGTTCGTAATAAGGTCGATCCTGCCAAGGTTCTGATCGATCTTGATGCGCATCGTCGGGGTGTTCGTTAAACTTGTTGACTTTTTGTTTTTGTGGGGTAGCTTTTTGCTACCCCACAACTTTTTTGGAGTCTTGCCATGCATTCCGTTATGTCTTCGTCTCATAATTTTGCCCAGGTGCCGTCGGTCAAGCTTTCGCGCTCGATGTTTGATCGTTCTCATGGGTTTAAGACTACTTTCGATGCTGGTTATTTGGTTCCTATTTTTGTTGATGAGGTTTTGCCTGGTGATACTTTTAATTTGAGAGCGAGTTTTTTTGCTCGTTTGGCTACGCCTATTAAGCCTTTTATGGATAATTTGTTTTTTGATACGTTTTTCTTTTTTGTTCCTAATCGCCTTGTTTGGAATAATTGGCAAAAATTTTGTGGTGAGCAGTTGAATCCGGG